ACCCAAGGATGTGTTCGAGGCAGTCTACCAGCCGCTCGACGCGATGTCGTTCGGCCACGCCGTCGTCGCCCTCAAGGAAGGGTGTCGCGTCGCGCGCGCCGGCTGGAACGGGAAGGGGATGTTCCTGTTCCTGGTGCCTGGCAGCATTTTCAGGGTGAACCGACCTCCGTTGCTCGGCATCTACCCCGAAGGCACAGAGATAAGTTACTGCCCACACATCGATATGAAGACGGTGGACGGCAAGGTGGTGCCGTGGATCGCCAGCCAGAGTGACATACTCGCCGACGACTGGCAGATCGTGGAGTAAGGAGGGCACCCTGTGATTGATCATCGTTTCGTGAAGCTCGGTCGTCGGGCGCCCGACCCCGACCTCATTGTGCCAAAACTAGCTGACTTCCGGCGGCGCGCCTTGCCGCCTCCACCGCCGGCGTGCAAGCGTAGCGACATCGTTTCCGAATGGGGAATGCACCTTAACGATAGCATCGGCGACTGCACCATTGCCGCCGCGGCGAATGCCATCCTGACTTGGACCGCGGCCAACGGAGCGCCCTGGTGCATGTCCGATCCGGTCGTGGAGGCCCGCTACAGCGCCGTGTCCGGCTACCAGTTGGGCAAGCCCGAGACGGACATGGGCGCTGTCGAGACCGACGTGCTCGGCATGTGGTCGCAGCACGGCTGGGATATCGGGCGGCAAGGCGAGGACGTCACCCGGTGGGCAGCCGTGCAGCCGGCCAATGATGCCGAAGTACGCGAGGCGATCTACCATTTCGGTGGCCTCTACGTCGGGTTGCTGCTGCCCGACAGCGCGCAGAACCAGCCGGTATGGGATATTGGTAGCGAGCCTGGAACCTGGGGCGGCCATGCCGTGTGGGTGACCGACTACGACGATGCCGGGATCGCCTGCATCACCTGGGGCACAGTGCAGCGCATGACCTGGGCGTTCTGGAAGCGTTATTGCGAAGAAGCCTACGTGTTGCTCGACCGCGACTGGCTGAACACCACCGCCGTATCGCCCGCGCAGCTCGATCTGGTCGGTCTTGACGCCGCGTTGCTGGCGATCACGGCATGACGCGCATCCTGTCCCTCGACGGTGGCGCAGCAGCAGATGCCGGCGAAACCCGCCAAAAAGACCAAGTAGGAGCCCATCTTCATGTCCGCTCTTTCACCACCCTTCGCAGTCCGAAGCACACCAGTTGTCGGCGCCGCTACCTCCATCGTGACCGGGGGAACCGCCGTGGTGGTGTTTCCCGCCAACAGCATCGCAAACGTGGCCGACATCGCCAACCCGCCAACGGCCACGGAAACGCTCTACATCGATATCGTGACCACTGCGGTAGCCGGCTCTGCCACGTCATTTCCGCTCCAGCCGGGCGGCTCCTACCGGGTATCAGGGCCGATCTCCACTGCGGTATCGGCAGTAGCGGCGACGGCCGGGCACGCCTTCGTGGCAGTGAGGTACTGAGATGCGTGCTATCCTTGGTTTCTATCCGGGTAAGTGCGCGGCGGGAGGTGGTTATTCGGACAAATAGGCGCAGGCAAAAGCCACTGCCACAGCGGCATTGTATGCGGCGCGGGCGGAGGCTACATCGACCAGGTGCGCGGCGCTAGCGGAGGCCTTGGCAGTATTGTATGTGACGTTGGCGGAGATTGTGGCGGTGCGGTATGCAGCGATGGCGAAGTTCATGGCGGCATCATATGAGGCGCTAGCGGAGACCATAGCTATCTTGTATGCGGCGACGGCAGAGACTATGGCGGCATCGAAAACGGCGCGGGCGGAGGGCGAAACAAGCAGATTCCCCGCTATCCAGCCGAAATCGAAGTCCTGAGCATGCTTGCGCGCAAGGTCTAGAGTCAGTGTGACTGATTCTCCGAACAGCTCCTTAAAAAGATCCGTTTGTCTTTTGTCGGCGCCGGCTTTGCGAAGCTGGGTCAGAGTGATCTGGGAGGGCATGTGACGAATTCTCCTTGCTGTGTTGAGTTATGGGGCTGCAGAAAGTCTAGTCGTGCGACAGCCCGCTATGGGGCAGACCAGCAATAAGCACGGGCAAAAGCCACTACCTTAGCAGCGTCATGCACGGCGTGGGCGGAGACCATGGCGGCAGCGAATGCAGCGTCGGCGGAGGCGAAGGTGGCACGGTACGCGGCGCGGATGGGAAGCATGGCGGCATCGAATGCAGCGTCGGCGGAGGCGAAGGGGGCACGGTACGAGGCGTTAGCGGAGACCATGGCGGCAGCGAATGCAGCGTCGACGGAGGCGAAGGTGGCACTGTACTCGGCGTTAGCGGAGACCACGGCGGCATCGAATGCAGCGTCGGCGGAGGCGAAGGTGGCGCGGTATGCGGCGCGGGCGGAGGGCGAAAGCAGATGCTGCGCCCCCCAGCCAAAGTCAAAGTCCTGCACCTCCCAGCCAAAGCGAAAGTCCTGTGCATGCTTACGTGCAAAATCAAGCGCGAGCGCCTCGGTCAGTGGGACTGGTTCTCCGAAAAATTTCTCGAAACGAGCCGTTTGGCCTTCGCGGACCAAGGCGAGAGCGATTTCACTAGCAGACATGTGACGGATTCTCCTTGCTGCGCTGAATGTGCGTAAAAGGGTGAGCCGGTCAAGAGGATTTTATGACGTCGGCGGGGATCGTGTCGACATCGTATGCGGCGTAGGCGGCATAGGCGGAGGCCATGCCGGCATTGTATGCGGCGTAGATGGAGGTCAGGGTGACTTCGTAAGCGGCGAGGGCGGCGGCGGAGGCGCAGATGTCGGCGGCTCGGGCAGCAGCGCAGACAAAGATGGCGTCGGAATGGGCGACGCAGGTGGCGGCGGAGGCCACAGCGGTCGCGTATGCGTCGTCGATGGAGGCCATGGTGGCCGCGTATGCGTCGTCGGCGCGGGCCACGGCGGCGCGGTAGGTGGCACCGGTGGAGGCCCTGGCGGCATCATATATGACGCGAGCAGCCTCATATGCGGTGCGGTTAAGGGGAACGTGCGAGTCGGTCATACGCGGGTAATCCGGTATCAGGGTTTCAGTATAAGGCGCGACGCGAGTCAGTCAAGAGGATTTTATGGCGTCGGCGGGGGCCGACGCAGCACGATAACCTTGCCATCATCCTCGGCCGCATCGATCAACCGCGCATCCTGCATAGCATCGGCCACCAGCTCGTCAAGAGCACGCTCTTGTCTGCGCCATTTGCACGCGGCGTCAGTCAGATCGCGCGCCAGACTAACAACTTCGCGGGCCGACAGACCGCGTCCCGCCGCCGCTAGGTTACCGGCGAGCGCACGCAGTTCTAGCGATGTAGCGATCATATCTTTATCCCTTTCATCGTCTCTTTCTTCCTGTCGATCACCAGATCGAAGTCCTGAGCATGCTTACGCGCAAGGTCTAGATTCAGTCTCATTCACGGCTCAGGCACCAATACTAGTTCGGACTTAGCTCTGGTGCAGATTACATAACATAGGTTCGACTCCTGTATCTGTTCCCAATCCTTGCGTGAGCGTCGGCCGCCAGTCTTCGGCAATATCCAATATACCCTGGACCATTCGCGGCCCTTAGCTTTGTGACCGGTGCAAAGCACAGCAGTTCCTTTCACGTTGTCTGCAAAGATCAGAGCGATCTCGTCGAGCATATCGAGCACGGTGTGTTTGCCCAGCGCATGGCAGCGGTCGATGATGACAAACAGCGTCGCGATCTTGTCTTCGACTTCCTGCTCTCGGCGCTCGCTGCCCGCCGCGCGCGCCTTCTCGACCTCACGCTTACGATGCTGCTCAAGTCGCTCGGCCAGCTTGTCTAGCGTCTTGACCTTCCACCGTTTGGCAAGGATGGCGAGCCCTTGGCCGATATCACGCCCTTCGACGCGGCAAGCAACGCCCTCCTTGATCATGCTGTAAGCAGTCTTGATCAGCGGAGCGGTATATCGGCACAAGATCGCGTCTGCATTGCCGACAGCATCTTGTAAAAACCAAGGACGCTGGTCGGGCGTGTGATCAGGCGAGGCAGGCAGTTTATCAATCTTCACTTCCCGCACGACGCCCTCCGGTGCTGACTCATGCGCCTGGATGTGCTGCACCCACTGATGTGCGTAGTTGACGACCGTCTTCGGGCAGCGGTAGGACACGGTCAGCGGTAGGCGGATACAGCCGAATTCCTCCGCGATGCGGTCAATACTATCTGCCCCGGCGCCTGTGAATCCATACACAGCCTGCCGATCATCGCCCACGCCCACGAAGCGCCCGCCCGGCTTAAGCATGCGGCGCGCAGCCTCGCGGCGAGCGGGATTGATGTCTTGGCATTCATCCAATAAAACCCAATCATTCTGGAAGAAATGCGCTTTGAACGCGAGCGGCGCGTAGATCATGTCGTTGAAGTCGATGATCTCGCGGCATAGCTCCTTGCTGCGCATCGAAATCGTAATCACCCATTCTAGCGCAGCACGTAGGTCGACGCCTTCCGGCAGGTCTTCGTCTGCCGAGAAGTGCTCGACCAACTCGAACCACTTGTCGAGGTCGCGGAAGCCGAACTTGCCCAGGACGCCGATCAGGTATTGTTTGCCGAAGCTGACCATCTTGCTGATGAATGGAAGCGCCTGCTTGATCACGGCGCCATCATTGTCGCCGATCTCCTCGGCATATCGCGTGATCAGATTGCCGACCTTACGATCGTCGACCTCGACTTTCGGATATATCTGCCGCCACGCTGAGAAGCAAGCGGCGTGGACGGTCGCGATGTAGAACTTCTTGCCGAAGTCGGGATCGCGGCGCTTGCTGCGCTCCTGCTCAACGCGATCCCTGATCTCTTGTGCGGCAGCTTTGTTGTAGGCTCCGAAGAATCCGCGCCCCTCCATCAAGCCGAGACCTTGCACAAGCGTGGTAGTTTTGCCGCTGCCGGCCACCGCGATCACGACCGCAGAGCCCTTGCCGCTCTCGATCCAGTCGAAGTATGCCTGCTGTTGCGGGCTGGGTGCGAAGCCCTTGTCGCGCTCCTGATATACGAAGGTGGCCGGAGCTGCGGATGCGGCATTACAGCCGGTTTTTTCGTCAGTAGAAGCGGGTGCGGCGCTTTCCGGCCGCTGCATATCCGGGAGGGTGGGGACCGGCGTCAGCGCCGTTGTAAACAGCGCGGGATCGATATGCCTGCGGGCGATCATATTCACAGCTCTCTCTACTTCTTGCTGGGGAGCTTGAAGAGCTTCGCTACTCGATTGCGCTCTTTCAGAAGTGCCTCCCGATCATCGAAATCGAGGGAGTACATTACAAAACTGTCATCGTTAAAAAGCTCTGTGTCAAGCGCGCGAAGGATCATCTCACGCGCCCACTGTTTTGTTTCCGTTGAAGACATGGCCACTGGGTTCTCCCTTGGGCTCGAGTTGAGTCAATGCGTATATACCGCAGATCGGTCATCAGGGCAAGTTAAACTTCTAATCTTGATCGCGCAGCAGCGAGCGGCTATGCAGGATCACCGATAGCATGTCCCGCCCCTCCTGCACATAGCCGAGGATCTTGCGCTCGACAGGCGAGCAGACCAGGTCGTCGAGCAACAGCACCCGGTCGCCGCGCGCAAGCGGCCGCGACTCCGCCTGTTGCCTAACCGTCGGAGAAGTCGGGCATTCGTAAAAAAGCAGGTAGTCAGCCATCGGCAGATTGATTGAGGTGCCGCCCTTAGCTGTGTTTGCCACCAGGAACCGGGCGCGGCCCTTCTGGAAAGACTCGATAGCTAGTTTAGGATTCTTGGTGCCGCCGTGTAGCCAGGCGTGCGATATTTTGGCGCGCTTGAGCCGCTCACAGATCATCTGTCCGCTGTGGACGAACTCGTGGAAGATTACGCACTGCGTGACGCCGTCATATTCCTCAAGGAATGACGAAATCCATTCGAGTTTGGCGCTGCTCTCGAAGTTGACGATCCTCGATGCGCCGCTGTTATCAACAAACGGCAGAAATCCGGATGCGATCTGCCGCAGCCGCACAAACGCGCTATGGATCTCCTGCGTATCGCCGTCCTTGATCTTGATGACTTTGTCGACCATATCGTTATAGGCTGCGCGCTGATCTCCACGCATTTTGAGATCGACTTGTCCGCGCAGCGTGTTGAGCTTCCGCACCTCTGACAGCTCATAGCTCATTGCAAGGCCTTCCAGCCGTGACTTGAGCATCTGAAGCTTTGTCTTGTCGAATATAACCTCCGGCCGCTTCATGAAGGGATTGCGCCGAGTTTTCCCGAACGCTGCTTCAAAGAAGTAATAATTGCGTCCCAGCGTCTCGCCACCGTCGATCAGGAATGTCGATGCCCACAGCTTGAAAGCATCGCGGCCGACCGGCGTGCCGGATAGTCCCAGCCGACAGTTACAGTTCTGCACAAGCGCTGAGGCGATATTGAAGCGGTTGGTTGTGTGATTGCCAGCTAGATGGATTTCGTCGATCACGACGGAGGTAAAATACTCCCCAGCGAGCTGGGCAGCATCCATCATCGGGCAGAGCTTGGATACGCCTTTGCGGCTCTTCCGCTTTTGCGTGAATAACTGCTGGAGCGTCGACCAGGCAACGATAACGATATCGGCCCCGCCCTCGCACGCTCCCAGGAATCTGTCAAGCGAGCCTGGACCGGATACAACGGTCGCCACGCTTAGCGCGGAATGGATAGCGGCCTGCGCGTCCCAAACGTCGACGCCGACTGGCGAATGCGCAATTACCAGCCCCTTGCCCCACGACCAGCCCGCCGCCTTGCAGTAGCGCAGCCAGTCTAGTGCGATCTTGGTCTTGCCGAGCTGCATCCAGAAATACAAGAGCGCGCGCCGCTGCCATAACGCGAACGCCAGACCCTCGAGCTGATGCTGTCGCGGCTCGGGACCAAAGTGAACGTAGGGCGCGCCCGTCAGTCTGTAGATGATATCACAAAGCTCATTCGCCGACTTGCCTTTAAACTCCGGATGCTCAGGCGGAGTCCAGGCCAGAAACCTCTCAATAGCTTCGGGCTCAATGGACATTTAGTCTTCGTTCTTTCCGTTGCCGGTCATCCGATCGACCTCGGATTCTACGAATTTACTCATGTAAACTGAGTCGATGCAGAACTGGCACGTGGCGTAGGATTGCGAGATCATCACAACATATTTGTCTCGGGCATCGCGGGCGGCAGCGACCAGCACCCGCGCCAGGCCAATCTCTTTCTCCTCCGAGGTCTGTGAGTAGGTAAGCACGGTGTCGGCGGTGCCGATCTTACTCCAGTCCTCCGCAACCATGCCGGCCGTCACCGTGCGCGCATGGTCAGAGGACCGGTTGCCTTGCGTGACGGCAACGACTGCCATATTGCGCGCTACGCCAATGCCACGAAGCTGCGCGAAGAGCTTACCCAAGTTGACGCGCATGTCGCGCACATCGCCGACCGCCATCAGGTCGGGGTAGTCGATTATCAATAGATCAGGGATGAAGCTCTCTGCGCGTTCAAGCACATCTAAGTAGGCGTTAAGCTGCGCGATCGTCAGTGTAGAGGTCGGGAACTCCTTGATCAGCAGCTTGCCGCGCAGTGCTGAAAGCCGCTTGCCGAGCTGCTTGCGCGCTTCCGGCCGCAGAACCTCCGGCGTCAGGACATCATGCTCAATCGACAGGCACCGGCCGAGCGAGTCTCGCTTAAATACCGGCACACGAATGCTCGCGTCGCGGCTGTCCGCTGCCATCGCGAATAGAGCTTGAGTATACCGCTTGGAAGTTAGCTCCTCGCTGTTCTCAAGCGTGATGTGGAGCGCCTTCTGGTGATGCAGGATTGCGCGTTTTCCGACGCCGACTAGCCACGTCGACTTGCCCCGCTTGGCGGCAGCAATCATCAGGGTGAGCGTCTTGCGGCGGGGCCTTACGCCGAGATCGTCGAGCACGTCGATGTCAGAGGAGAAGAAGTCTTCATCACGGTGGTCGAGGAATGACAGCGCGCGCTTGGGATCATTGAGCCAGATGCCGGGCGTTTGTTTTGGCGCTAAGTCTTGCTCGAACAGCGCCTCGCGCGCCTTGTCGACATCGCCCTCATTGAGCGCATCGGCGGCCTGCTCGACCGCCATGGACAGCTTTCGCATGGCGATGAAATGCTGAAGTTGCTCAAGTACAAACTCGGGCTGGAAATTAGCTTGTAGTTCCTCCATTGCATCAAGTGTGCGCTTGAGCAGGATACCTTCGTCGCCGCGCCGCAGTTTGTCTTCAAGCAGGTCGCGCAAATGGCCTTTGGGCGGGATATTATATCGTTGTAGATGATCGATCGCCTTCTCAGCAATCTCGCGATAGGCGCGCGTCGCGAACAGCTCGGCCGGCACTTGCATCGACACGTTGGCGGCGTGCTGGTCGCTCCAACAGAGCGCGGTCAGTACATTGTCTTCAAGCGCCCCCTTAAGCTGCGGCGGCATTTCAAGGCACGCCGGCGATCTTATGGATTTGAAGGCTGAGGCGATACCCGAAACGTAGCGATGACAGGACAGCTTCCTGCAAGTTGGCCGCGTTCTTGCGCGGATCGTCCTCGTCGCAGGGCTGCACGAATATCTTGTTCGGGCTCGTATCCGCCCGGTAGAGCTTCTGCGTCGGATTGTCGACGCCGCGCTGAGTGCTGCCGATCGGCAGGCCGTCTTGCGGATCGACGCAGCCCACCCTGATGATGTATTTCCAAGCGTCTGCGTAATGGATGATCTTGGGATGCACCTTGGGCGTTTTTGGCGAGCAGACGATGCTCACGTTGGCCCGCTCGAACACCCGATCCAGTCCCTCGGGCCAAACGGTACCAGCAGTTTCGATCTGCGCTTCGACGGAGTCGTGCAGCATCGTAATCAGCTCACCAAGCGGCCACAGCATCGGCTCGCCGCCGGTGAACACGACCCGCCTGTGCCCAGTAGATCGAACCAGCGAATGGATTTCATCAGCGAGCATTGGCAGGTTGCGCCAGGTTCCTGTCTCGAACGAAGTATCGCACCAGGTACAGCGCAAACAACAGCCGCTGAATCTCACGAAAATTGCCGGCAGTCCCGACCAAGGTCCCTCGCCTTGTATCGTCCGCCAGATCGAATTGACCTTAAAATCCTCCGACAACGTGTGGGGGCCGTCGATTGGATTCATTCCGAGCATAGGGTCAATTCCTTATAGGGTTGCAACGGCGGAACATTTCCTCGTCTCTTCAAACTTGACAGCGATAACAGTGATACCGGTGCCCTGCATCCGCAGTGGCGCAACAGTAGTGAGAAGATAGTGCGCCAGGTTCTCGGCGGTCGGGTTAAAGGACACCGGCTGGATACTGTTCACGATGCTGTCGTTATCGGTACGTCCGAGAATAGCGTGCACCGGGTCCTTCCTCCACAGCAGCATCTTGTGGTCCCAGTTGTCCTCTATCCACTGGCAGAGCTTGGACTTTAGAACGCTGAAATCGACGATCCGCCCAAGCTCGTCCAGCTTCTCGGCGACGCAGGTGAACGTCACGCGTCCGTTGTGCCCATGAAGCCCGGCGCACTTCCCTTCGTGGCCGACCACACGGTGGCCATAAGAAAAGTCATGGTAGCGTTCTATTGTAATCATTTGATCCGCCTGCTTTCGCTGTTTATATAACGCTTTGCCCGAAGAAACCCGCGGTATTGATTCTGCCGACGCTTTGCAGGTTCTTCGCGGCTTGTTGGAAGTATGTTGGTTTCAGCTCAACGCCAACAAAGCGTCGACCTTGCTGCAAGCTGATATACCCTTCTGATCCGATGCCGGCAAATGGGCTTAACACAACTTCTCCCGGATTACTCCAAAGTATTACGCACCGCTCGATTAAATCAAGCTGGAGTGGAGCGATATGTCGCTCGTCGTTTTCCTCTTTCGCGCCATCCTTGTTCAATGTATTGGACTGGTTAATAGTCATCCAGACTGGCGAAGCCCACTCCTGCCATTGGTCCAGCGAGAAATTCTCGAAAGTATGCTCGATGGGCACAGGATTATCGCCAAGCATCCTAAATACCAGCACATAATCCGGCATCCCTGTTCGAGACATGGTGCTGTCTTTTCGTAGTTGCTTGTATAGGAGCCCAATCGCCTTAGTGCGCTGCATTTCAACGACCGGCGACTTCCAGACCGTAATTCGACTGGTCAGGATGTGCCCGCGGCTTTCATGCGCCCGGATCAGCGCGCCGCTGAAATCCTTCAAGCCGATGTAGCCATCTTTCCATTTGTGGTGTGGCAGGTCTGAGCAATGCACGGCGATCTCGCGCCCAGGCTTCATGATGCGCGACAATTGCTGTATCAAGAAGTCATAATGCTTAAAGAATTCGGCATCATCTACCGAATTTCCCATATCCAGCGGGCTTTTTGAGTAGACAAACAAATTGCTGAATGGGGGCGAGTAGATGCAGAAGTCGATGCAGTGATCAGGCATTTGTTCGAGTAAGGAAACGCAGTCCCCATTGTAGAGTGCGAAGTTCTCGCCATGTGCTTGGTCGAGACAGGTTATAGCCATGCTGGCAGGTTTCCTTGCGTTTTATTGGCGAGAATGACTTCATCGACCAATGGGATATCTCGGATTGCGCGCGAGGCGGCGGCGCGCATCTCCAGCTTCATGCTGGCATGCCGTTCCGCTTTCTCGCCGATGATGGCGTCGATATGGCGCTCGCCATCGGCGAAGATCAGATGGACAACAACTTCTCGCTTCTGACCAAATCGCCAGCATCGGCGAACGGCCTGGTACCAGGTTTCGTAGGAGAACGATCGGCCGACAAAGACGACTCGCGCGCAGTGCTGCCAATTCAGTCCAAAGCCGGCAATCGAGGGCTTTGTGATGATCTGCTTCCGACTACCGGCGGCGAAGGCCAGCAGCGCTTTTTCTTTGTCATGCGGGCTCATACTGCCGCGCACTTCAACTACTCCTGGCAGTGCTCGGTGCAAGGCATCAGCTTCATAATCTGTATCGCACCAAATCACCCAGGCTTCGTTTGGTTCTTGTTGCACGATCTCTTTTACCAGCGCCGCGCGGCCCTCGACGGTTGATCGCTTTACGCCATGCAGATTGGTGGCCGAGAGTGGCGAGAAGAATCCGACGCCGGATCGCGCGTCCACGATATGATTGACGACATGCTCCTCAACGCGCAGAGGCGGCAACTCGAAGCGCGAGCTGGGGAAACCAAGATCGCTGGGCTTTTCCGCCAATACCGCCCATGATGCGACCCAGTCCCAGAATGATGCAACAGCGTGGCCTTTCAGGCGCCAAGTCGAGGTGTTTCCTTTGTCATTGACAAACCAGCGCGCGCGCATCTCGCCGATAGACATGCGTCCAAGAAACTCGGAGTGCATCCCCAGCTCGATGTGATCGTTTGGCGCCGGCGTGGCAGACGCGCAGAACCGAAAAGGAACTGCGGCCCCTGCTTGAACCAATGATTGTGCTGTTTTGCCGCCGAAATTTTTGAGTATCGAGGACTCGTCTAGTATCAAACAAGAGTAGGCGCTGAAATCGAGCTGGTGCATCATTTCGTAATTGCAGATATTAGTTGCGGGACCCGCCTCTGACTGGGTGCGGATGATTTTGGCAGCGTAACCGAAGCGATCAGCCTCAGCTTTAGTCTGTTGTGCTACGGCCAGCGGCGTCAGGATCAGCGCGGGGCGGTTAGTATGCGCGATACACTGCTTCGCCAGTTCCAGCTCAATGAATGTTTTGCCCAGGCCGGTGTCGAGAAAAAGGGCTCCGGTTCCGATGCGCAAACAATAGCTTACGGTTAGCTGCTGAAAATCGAACAAATCAGGATGCATCGGCAGAGGCAAGTCGATGCCCATTGGCGCCGCCTTGAGATGCTTGTTCTGGATAAAGGAAGCATAGTCGCTTCCGGGACTGATACTGTGACGTTTCATGCTAATTTATACCCATCAGGAAATGCGCTGCACAGAAGAGCCAGTATTAGTCTTTGTTATTTGCCAGACCTGCGAGAACATCCCGACATCGAGCGCGCGGTGATCAACGACCCAAACGGTCTTTCCGGTGATTTGCGCGCGCTGCGCCAGGCAGTCGAGCAAGTCGGTGATGCCTTCCGGGCTGAGCCATGCTGATGGCTCATCCCAGATCTCAAACGTGTAGAAAACGCCGGCCATACGCTGGATCAGTGATGCCAGGCCGATAGCGACCGCGAGCCGGATGCGTTGCCCCTCGCCGCCTGACCAGACTTCCCACGAACCCGATGCTTGCGGCGATGTCACGACGATCTGCACGCCCTGCTTCATCGACCCGGACTTGGTCTCGACTTCGGTGGCAAAGTCGATCGTCCAGCCGAGCAGGCCGAGCGACTGCGCAGCGTTGGCAACTTCCAACCGCAGCAAATCAAGCGACTGCTTGGTCTGGAACAGCCGCACACGCTTGAACCCTTGCCGCCAGTAGTCGAGGGAGGCGAGCTGTTCTTTTATGCCGCCGAGCTTGAGCCGCTGCGCCCCGATCTCACGCTGTAGCGCGCTGCGTTGGGCGCGGACGGAATCACGCAGGGCAGTGTGCGGATTGGTGACAGATGCTTCGCGTTCGGCCGCTTCGACCGCTAAATCAACTACATGCTGCTGCGACTTAAAAGCTGCTTCAGCCCGTGCATAGGCAACGTGCGCCTCCTGCTGCTTCCGCCGCTCGTTATCGAGATGCGTCTGTAAGTCAGCTATGACGCCGTCTGCGAGCTTGGCATCTGCAAACAGGCTTGTCTGCTCCATCGCAATCTTTACTATGCGCTCATCATATTCGTGTACGCGCGGGGCAGCAAAGTCCTCGGATATTGGTTGTGAACAAGTAGGGCATCTGTCCGGGTGGTCTGCAAGGAAGTCGCGCTCTGCTTTCAATCGCTTACTATCAGCGATCGTTACCGCGTATTTCTCGCGCAGACCCTGAAGAATCGTATTTGCTTTACTACGCCGCTGTTCTAGCTTGAGCACATCAGCAGCCGGCTCTTCTCCAAGCGGGGTTCGTTGCAGGACAATTTTGTTGCTTGTCAGGGACAGCTCCGCTTCCTCGACCCGCTTGATCGCCGCTTCGATCACAGCATCGTGCTCAGCAGTCCACGCGTCTTCACGTGCGCGGATAGTGTCTTCGTTTTCCAGCCCTTCCAGCTTGCCGCGCGAGAATGCCAACGCCTTCTCGATCGTTTGCATTTCCGCGGTCATGCCGCGGTGGCGCGCATTAGCTGCATCAGAAGCGCGCAGCCATAGGCCCAGGTCAAGGACTTCGTCGAGCAGCGCACCGCGTTCGGGCACTGACAGGTCGATGAATAGGCGCACCATCTGGCCAAATAAGACGCTGTGCATAAATCGAGCGCGGGAGATGCCCAGCACCTCGCGCTCGAGTTTGTCTTGCTCGACCGGCTCGCCATCCAGCAGCAGTCGGTTGGGCGATCCAAACCGCTCGACTGCGAATGGCGCATCGTTGATCAACAGATTGGCGATCACATGCGGGTTTTGTTTTCGGGACCAGTTCATCAGATCGGACGCGCGTAGGTTGCGCGCGGAGAACCCGAACAAGCACCAGCAGAGCGCGTCCCACATCGTGCTTTTGCCGGCGCCGTTGCCGCCCAGTCGTGGCTCGACTTCATTTTTGCCGAACAGCATACGCAGGCCGCCAGGCTCGCCGAACTCGATAGTCGCGCTGCCGGCGAAGGAGCGGAAGCCCTCAATGGTCAGAGCGTTAAGTTCCAGTCGTTTCATGACACCTGATTACCGACCGTTTCCTCAAGCAGTGACAGGCCCGCATCGAGGACCGGCCCCTCGATGCCTTCAGATGCTGCAAAGGCGCGTAACACGTCGGCAGGCGCCTTACTAAGCGCGTCTACTTGCGCTGCGGCCCCGCGCTTGCGGATTGTGCTCACTTCGACGTCGATTGAGGCGATTGTCACGTTATGCTCAGACGCCCAGGCGCGGATCGCCTCCTCCTCGACTGGCCACTGCTCGACGCGTGATATCGGGATCGTCGCGCGAATGCGTGCTTGATCACCCTCCGATAGCCCCGCGCTGTCAAGATCAGCGGCGCGGGTGATCGGTATGACCGCCTTGCGGATCGCCGGCAGCAGGACTTCTGTCGACCCGCCCAAGCTGTCTAGAAGCAGGAACCGGCAGGGATGCTCGTCGCCAAAGCTGACATGATGCGGCGCCCCGATGTAGACGACCGGACCGATGACCTGCGGCAGATGGATGTCACCGGAATAGACTTTCACGCCGCGCGGGAAAATGCTGATGTCTAGGCCAGTGACAGGATGCCCGTTTGCTGCAACAGCACCATCGACCGGCTGGTGCATGAGGACGGTAAACTCTGGCCTGAAGTCGACGCTCTTCCACGCCTCGATGGGATCGGGCGCGAATGGCAGGGAGATGATATTGCCGGATCGCTCAGGCCGCGTGATCGCGTGGAAGCCGGAGGCAGCGTCGAAGGCATAGTTGAGCGCTGCCCAGAATGGCGGGCCGGATAGCGGCATGTCGTGGTTTCCGAGGAGGAACTCAACGCGCAAGCCGGCATCAAGCAAATCCCGAATGCCGCGCAGCATGTTATTGACAAGCGCGGCGCTGTGTCTGTCCTTCCTGTCTGTCAGATCGCCACAGATATGGATGACATCGCACTTATGCGCAAGCGCTACATTGCGCACATTGTTAAACACCTTCCAACGATAGTCTTCGGAGGCGCTATCCGTGAGGTGCCAGTCCGCAGTTAAAAGTCGCACTAGGAGGCTCCTTACTGCTTCAACGAAAGTGGGCGGCGTTTCACGACTAACATGCCGGCCGCATCCTGTACAAACGCGCGCGCCTGAATACAGGACATCAGGCAGGGCAGCGTCGTCATGAAGTAGCGACTGTGTAGTCGATGCGCGATGAATGTGCCTTTTGGGCAAGCTGCCGCCCATGCAAGCTCGCCCAATCGGCGCGACATGATCACGAGCGGCACAATCCGGTTCTGTTTGGCGATCACCAGGAAGTGGACATTCGCCTGCGCCGCCTGGATTTGTGCGTGATGTATAGTCTTCGCAAGAAATGATGTGCCCTCCAAGTCGAGCAGGAAAGGCAGCACGCCTAGGTCCGCATAGTGCTTACACTCGATCAAAAAAGTTTGGAGGAAGCTGTAGGCCAGCGGGTGCTTGGCCATGATGTCGCCTGGTATCCCAGCCGCTTTGTCATCTGAGGCGACGCGGCGAGTAAACGATCCGCCGGACAGCACGTTGCGCGTGAACAGGTCAGCGCGCTTGTCGTGCGTCAGCCAAAAGCTGAGCTGGCGACCGACAACGCGTTCAAACTCAGCGCCCTTTTCATGCCCACGACCTGGTAACATTACGCTATCACGCTGATCAAAGTTCCGAATTTGTCGTAGTACGTCATCAGCTTGCTCATGTCTCTAAAGCAATACACATAGCCGGTCGCCCCTAATGGGAACTTCTGAATGGCCGCCTGCGAGAGAATCTCATACAGGAGTCGGAAGGGATGCTCCGAGAGGGGGCGCTCTATCACCATCAACCAGCATTGGATCAACCAGCACTGGGCCTCGTTAAGCATGATCGCATCCTCCTCAGTATTTGCTCACGGCCGGCGCCAGCTCGGATTCGATGCGCTGCCAATGCTCATATACCGCAGCGCGTAAACTTTCGCGCAACTCAAAGATTGCGTGCGTATCGTGGGCGTGGCGTGCGTCGGAGAGGATCTTCTTCGCGTCTTTGTCAGTAATGCCGAGGAGGTCAATCGCTTTGTATTTGACCAGCCAGTTAATCATGCTGGATTCATCGTCGACGCCATAGTTGAAAATCACAAAAAGCTCGGCTTCGCGAAAAGGCATCCCCACCTTGTTCTTTTTAGTGCGGGCGAGTACAGAGGCGCCGATCACGCGATCGACGCCCAATACCGTGCGCTTGATCTTGCCCGTCTCCGCCAGCCAGAGCACCTGTGAAGCGTAGAAGTCGAGCGCTCGACCGCCGCTGCGCTTCTTTGTTTCGCCGAATGTGGCGCCGATGTTGTCACGTATTTGCGAGATGATGGCGAGTAGGCAATCGGCATCACGGATGTCACCAATCAGACGGCGGAACATCTCAGAGATCGCCTTTGGCTTGCTCACGCCGTAGGTGCTTTCGCCAAACGCGCGCCCCTGCTCGGCGCCATCAGAGAGCGCGTCGAGCGAGTCGAGGATGTGCATACACGGGCGCTTGGCGCCGGCCCGATCCTTGAGGAACGCGGCGACATCTTCGTAGTATGCCTCAACGGTGTCAATGCGCGGATCGCCCTCCTCGGTAAGTCGGACGCCTGGCGGGAATCCGATCGACTCTGCGTATGAGCGTAGGAAGGCGTTCTCCGGCTCGACGTAACGAATATCCTCAGCGTTGTATGTGCGCGCAAAGTTGGCGCACGCCTCGACGGCGAGTAGCGTCTTGCCGGATGACTTGTCGCCGACGATGTTAATCACTCGACCGCGTGCCCAGCCGCCCCCAAGCACGCAATCGAGCAGGAACGACCCCGACGAGATGAAACTGTCAGGGAAGTAGTCGGTCGGTCGATCAACGATTGGTGCAGCAACGACGCGGCGCTCGACCATGTTTACCGGCCCCGGAAGGTCGGAATACCAAGATCGGGCGCCCAGCAGTTCGCCGGCAGCCTGCCATATTGGCAGAAGACGTCGATGGGGATGCCGCCGCGTGGGTACCAGAAAGCGGCAGCACGCAGATAGACCGGATCGAGTGCGAGCACAAGCCGATCACGGATTATCGCCACCGCTTCCTCGTGGAAGGTCCCGAAGCTGCGGAATGAGCCCAAGAACAGCTTGTAGGACTTGGATTCGATCAGCCAGTTTCTCGGTACGTAGTCGACGTAAATTGTCGCGAAATCCGGCTGACCGGTCACTGGGCAGATTGAAGTGAATTCCGGCGCACTTAACCGGATAACTGTTCCCAACATGCGCCCGTCCGCGACCGCGATCCTTTCGAGGAGCGCGTCGTATGGCGAGGCAGCAGTCTCCGAGCGATGACCAAGCTGTGTTAGTTTGTCGGACATATCTTCTCCTTCGCGTCTCCGCCCAGGATCGCCCAGGCGGCTGGCGCAATCAAGTGGATCAGCGGGCGGCGAGTTTCTCGCGCAGCAACGCAGCGCGCGATTTGCCGGTGACTTCGCCGGATGGAACGGCAGCAGCAGCGGCAGCCGGCGCTATCGGCCTTGGAGGGGGATCACGGGCAGGAACCGGATCAAATGGCGGCTCATCCTCCGGCGGTTCGGGAGGCGGCGGCTCTTCTGCCGCAAGGGGCGGCGTTGCCGGACGCGCAGCAGCAATAGGTCGACGAGCGGGCGATACCGGGG